AAAATATATTTTCTATAATTAGATATGTCTCTTAGATCATATGCAACACAAAGATAATAATCATTTTCTTGCCACAGTCTTATTTGAACTAAATTTAGAGCAGGATTATTTTGAGTGAGTAAAGATATTTTTACCTCATAATATTCATCACGTATGGGATCAACCAAGTCACCTTTATTTTCCTTTGCGGCAACTTTATCAAACCCTAAATTATTTTTTATATATTTTTCAATTCTTGCACCATAAGACTGTGGATTAAGACAAACCATACCTTTAATAAATTCTTTTTCTGGTAGGTCAAACCCCCATTTTTTATTTTTAGATATTGCATCTCTTCGTGCAAGTAATTCAGCAATGACGGAATCTTCAATAATTACACTCATAATATATCCTTTGTTGTTGATTCTCTCGATTATTACTAAGAATAACACATGGAATAGGATTTGTCAAGGGCTATTTTATGGCGATTGCACCTATGAATAGATGATTCTGCCAAAATGATTGTACTGCCTTAAATCCGACCTCATTCAACATATCCTCGATTTCTTTCCACGAATTGGGTTTCAACATATTCTGAAGAGTAAGTTCTTTCTTCATGATGTCTTCATAGTCAAAGGATTTGTTCTTGAACTCGTAATACACTGTTCTCATCATGTTCTCTATGCGAGAGTGTGTTGTATCGACCTTNTCACCAAAGATAAATGCGCCACCTGTGTTCAGNCCATCATATATGCGTTGTAGTATTTCTTTCCTACAAGAATAGGGCATAAACTGAAGAGTGAATAGAGAAGTCACAAGAGAGCAATTCTCGAAGGAATAGTCTCGTATATCCATAGGGTGAAGAAAAGATGCATCAGGAAGAGATTTTTTGCGGTCTTCCAAATCAGCACTGAAACCTTCGGCGATCTCAACACCAACATACTGTACATCAGAAACAAGTTTATTATGATCATGTATACGCTGAGTGAGTTTACCTGTAGAACAACCGATATCTACTACGTTAGTTGAACCCTCTACAAAGTATCTTGATAGAGCAACAACGTCATCAAGCAATGCGCTGTATCCTCGTATGGACATATCTATGTGTGAATCAAATCCTTCTGATCTATGTGCAAATGTAAAATCAGTCATTATATTTCTCCAATACGTTTGTGTATACTGCCGAAGCAATTCTTTCCATCATACGAGGTGGCACCATACGACCACACCGCTCTGCCTTTTGATTCCACTTACCAGTAAGAACGAAATCGTCTGGTAAACTCATTATACGTTTTAATTCACCTAATGTCAACTTCCTTGGTTCTTTCCAATGAAATGCACCAGCTGTTGTATCTGCACTACCCATTGCAGTAATAGTAGGTGATGGTGCATACTGGGACAATCGTTTTAGATTAAAATGGTGTAGTTTCTCGTTATAATGTCGTTGAAGGGATTCATCCCATGCATCACCAGATAGAACATGAGGTGGATCAATCGGCATATTTATTCCTGTCTGTTTCCAGTATGCAGTATTCATGAATTTTTCTGTGAGGTACTTGACTTCTTCCTCATCATACTCTAGTCCTACCATTACATCTTTGATTGGTATCCACTTATCTTCTGGCTCAGGAAATACTTGAGAGATAGTCATAAAATTTAGTCCAACCTTCTCTGCAACATCTTCACGCACAGCAATAAAGATAACACGGGTTCTTGTCTGCGATACACCATAGTCTCTACTGTTTAGTACTTGGGCGCACACATCGTATCCAATGTTCTCAAACTTTTTGAGTATCTTGTTGAAATACTCTTTGGCCTCACCTACTGTAAGACCCTTCACATTCTCTGCAACTATAACCTTGGGTTTAATGTCATTTGCAACACGCAAGAACTCAAAGAACAGGTCTTCTATGTTCTTGACCATCTTACCATCAGAATATTTTTTAGTCTGTCCCCATCCATCAGAATGTTTACCAGGCACTTTCTCTATGGTCACATTACCAAACAGATCAACACGTTCTTCTTCATGTACATTATGAGACAGTTTGCCTGCAACTGAAAATGCAGAACAGGGCGGTGAACCATCCAATATATCAAGTTCACCTACACCGACTCCAGTTGCATCAAGAAAGTCCTGTCCTGTCAATTCCTTGATGTCGCCAGGCAGTATAATGGTTTCTGGATAGTTTTCTGCATACGTTCGTTGCGCCTCTTCGACAAACTCATTAATACAGAGTACTTTACCGCCTGCAAGACGATAACCAGTAGAAGAGCCACCCCCACCAGCGAAGGTGGAGATGACTTTAAACTTCTCTTGACTTGACGCATCATGTACGTCTTGCATCGTATAAGGTTTGTAACTCATATATAAGAACTTAGGTTTGCTGGTACTCTAGTCTTCTCAAATTCTGCATACCACGGCATAATTGCTAATGGAAAACCAGTTACATAATTATTTGTTTTTTCATCAAAAAATCTTAACGGCGAACCATCACTATTTGTGTATCTGTCATCCATAACTCCAGGCGCTATTATGTCACCATTACCATCTTTTTTATATTTTACTTTTTGATTCATGTCACTAGAAATTCCCAACAAATTAGAACCGAGCCAATAAAAACTATCTTTGAAAACTTCAAAATCATCAAGTAACCATTGGTTGTTCAACATTATTGCTCTGTGGGCAAGTCTTGCACTAAATGGATGATCCTTACATAATATTTTCTCTCCTAGATGCACAGACATTTCTATAAATCTTGGTTTTGCATCTAATTCTGTTTCGCTTAATCTAAAAATACAATCATAAAATCCATGTGCAAGATTAACCTTTTTAGTAGAAGATAAATCTTTATAAAAATCTCTTACTTCATTACACGCAACAAATGCACGCCATGCTTGAAATTTCCAACCTTCTAGTTCTATCAAACCTTCAGTAATTTCTGCTCTTGTCAATATACTCATACTAATTCTCCTTTTTCATTCCATTCTTTTATTTGAATATCAGTTTGCGGTTCAAATTTGACCTCTGGCCAGGGGCTATCTGGAACATTGCCACCGCAAACTTCACTAAATCTTTTTAAATCTTTTTGAAATTGACCAGTTAGGTTTGTAAAAAACTTTCTGTCTCGCACTCTTGCCTTTTCCATCTGTTTTATTGTTTTTTGTCTTGTGTGTTTTACAACCACCATATCGTAAGGTTCACCTGTTAAAAACTCATCTACAACCATTCTTGTTAGTTCTATAGTCATCTTAACAGAACCACCTCCTGTGGCATCTAAAGTCTTAAATAAAATTTTCTTATTTCGCCAAGTTTTCTTTACGTCCTTCTGAAACTTTTCAACTGAAGATTTATCACCAGTTACAGTCCTACCCACAATACAGTCTGGGTTTACACCCAATTCATCATAAAGAAGGTCACGGTATTTGGGCCATTGACTAGATGGTATTTTTAATATATCCAATCTTTTGTTTAGAAATTTATCAGTCGGTTCTTTTTCACCATTTTCGTTTATAATAGTAAATTGAATATTATCTTTCATCTGCTTGAGAGTGTTAACAATAGAAGCGTCATCCCTATCATTCTTAACAAAGTCCTCTCTATCTTCTAATGGACGATTCTCATTAGACCTTGCTATTTGTTCCCAATCTGCCGCAGACACTCCATTATAATCATGAAACTCCACCTCAATTGCTCTGATCGTTTTTTTGCCTGCACCATCTGCACCCTTGGTCTTACAGTGACCAGTTACTAATTTTATACCCCTCACTGGACAGTTTTTATACGTTGGTGGACAATGTATTTTATCGTTATAAAGACCATTCTTGTGAATCGTCGTCCACTTAGCAATTTGATCAGAACCTACATCTACAACCCTTGCAGTATTAGTAAGTATGTTTCCGTTACTATCTCTAAAATCTTCAATGTCCATATCTTGATGATCGTGTATGGTCATGGCCGCCTTTGGCACACCCAAAGTAGAATATACTAAATCTTGATTTATTATAAATGTCATATTTGTTTTGTTCCTTTTCTTATATAAATATATGCTGTTTTTATAGTCCAAACTGTTGACTATAACTGTTAGAGTACCAGACAACAGGCGGTTTGTCAAGTACCTTTTCAAATTCATTCTTAATACCCATACCATCTTGAAATGCGACCTTCTGTCTTGTCGTTATCTCCTCTGGTAGAATACCCCTATATCCATTCTGCAACACCGCTTTTGGATTTCTCTTACCATTCCAAACTATGTCCTGTTTCATACCAAGTGCAGTCTCTACTAGTTCTGTGTTCAGAAAAGGGAGTCTAGACTCGATACCATATTTCATGAATATCTTATTCACCCTCGCAAAGTTCTTTTTCTCTTGACTCCCAAACTTATTCTTTCTATACTCTGTCCACCCTTGTGACTCTATTCCATGATAATCCATACCATACGAGGCCCAAAGTTCATCACTACCCTCACCTGATAGAACTACCTTGAACCCATCACTAGATATTCTCTCTGCAAGTTTTATGCAACCCCACGATATTTCTATTTGCGCCTTGTACTTCATCTCAATAGTGTTGATGATACCCTCTATGTCACTAACAGTTGGTGGTTGTACTTTGACCTCAACCAAGTCTATATCCAACATTTCTGCAACTTCTCTTGCACACCGCAAGTCTCTACTCTTCTCATCAAATACTGCGATATACGATACTAGATCAGGAATTTCCTTTGATACATGGTATGTGATGGCAGACGAGTCTACACCACCAGATAACAGTGTGCATACTGGAACGTCTGATACTGTCCTCTCGACTGAACCTCTCTCCACTAAACTCTTTACCCTATCAGATGCAATGTCACGATTGTCATAGTCAAGGAATTTTATGTTACTGTCTATGTCATACCATAAAGTGTCTGTTATCTTCTTGGTATTGATAACCTTTAGATAACCGCCTGGTCTTAACATTTTGACATTATGCATATTCACACCTAGAGACAATAACCCTTTTACCTCAGAACAGAAATAAAACTCTGGGAAAAGAGACACATCTAACAGAGAGTAGTGTAGGGGTACTTCTCCAAATCTGTCTCTGGCTAGATGTATGTCATCATTACCTGTAGTCCATGCAATAGCGAACATACCTTGCAATCTGGTAAGGCCAGGATATCCTTCCCTGTCGATAAGATTTGTGACAACCTCAACATCACCTGTAGTCTTGAATGTGATATTATACTTTTTTATAAGATATTCTCTAACGTCTTGGTAGTTCCATATTGTACCATTAAACACAAGGGTTGTGTCACCTACCACAAATGGTTGATTTGATAATGAAGAGACATCAATGATGGAGAGTCTTACATGACCAAATGATACGGAACCGATCTGTGCAGTACCAGATGCATCCCTACCTCTATGTACAATAGAACGTAGATGACCATCTATGTTATCAATATTGTGTCCACCAATGATACCACACATTTATTCTGATATTTCCTTTGGATAATAAACATCCACATGGGATTCGCAGTTAGGACAACTCAGATTAGTGACCATCTGATATGTCTCGTCCTCTTCTGATATGTCG